TAATACTGGTAGTGTTACTGCTACACCTAGCGGAGTAGCTATTGGACATGCAAGTGGATTCTCAACATCCTATGCATCACAGCAAGACTGGTTCGAACAGCAAACTGTTGGACTAAGTACTGGTTTAGACCCACTTGAATGGGATCAACTAGCAGATCGTCCAGGAACTTCAGCATATGCTGCCTCCAGAGGAGGAAGATTTGACGAAGTTCACGTTGTTGTAATCGATGACAAGGGAACTGTTACTGGTAACGCTGGTACAATCCTAGAGAAGCACCTTAACCTTTCTAAAGCAAAGGATGGTGAATACTCTGCAGGAAGTCCTTCTTACTGGAGAAAGTATCTTAAAACTAATTCAAGATACATCTACGGTGGTGGAGCACCTACTCTCGGAGCAGATAACCAAAAAGATGCTAATCAAAAGTCTGTAGGACTTACAACATCAGCATATGCTACATCTGCAACAAATAGTCTCGATGGAGACAGTGGTTGGGATCAAGATTCCAAGAATGTAAACTTTGGAGTTGTTGGTTCAGCAACATTTGAATTAAATGGTGGACTAGATTACGGTGGTGGTACAGACATCAACGTAGCAGGTGCACTAGATTCTGGTGTAGATGACATCATTGGTGGTCTTAACATATTCTCTAATACAGAGCAATATGAAGTAGACTTCATCCTACAAGGTTCTGCTAACTTTAGTAAGGAACAAACACAAGCAATTGCTAATAAGGCAGTCGCTATTGCTGAAGCAAGAAAGGATGCTATCGCATTCTGTTCTCCTTACAGACAAGCATTCATCACTGATACAACTGCTGGAGCAGCAACTGTTCAAGATGATGATACAATTACTTCTAATGTAGTAAGCTTCTACGCACCTATTACTTCTACCACATACGGTATATTTGATAGTGGGTACAAGTATATGTACGATAGATTTAATAATACATTCCGTTATGTCCCTCTAAATGGTGACATTGCTGGTTGTTGTGCCAGAGTCGATCAAACCGACTTCCCTTGGTTCTCACCAGCAGGTACAAACAGAGGTGCTCTTCTCAATATTGTGAAACTTGCTTACAACCCAGGTAAAGCACAAAGAGATACACTATATTCAAATAGAATTAACCCAGTTATTCTATCACCAGGAGCAGGAATTATCCTATTCGGTGATAAGACTGGATACGGCAAAGCATCTGCCTTTGATAGAATTAATGTTCGTAGATTATTCATCTACCTTGAAGATGCTATTTCAGCCGCTGCTAAAGACCAGTTGTTCGAATTTAACGATGAAATCACAAGGACTAACTTTGTGAACATCATTGAACCATTCCTACGTGACGTTCAATCGAAACGAGGAATCTACGACTACGTTGTTATTTGTGACGAAACAAACAACACAGCAGCAGTCATCGACAATAATGAGTTTATTGCCGATATATACATTAAACCTGCAAGGTCGATTAATTTCATCGGTCTAACCTTCATCGCCACCAGAACTGGTGTTGCATTTGAAGAAGTCATTGGTAAAGTTTAATCCTACTTAGAGTTCTAAAACTATGGCAACCAGAAACCAATTAAATCCACCTCCACTAAGGAAGATTACTGACTTCAAAAGTAAGCTAACTGGCGGTGGTGCTCGCTCGAACCTGTTTGAGGTTGAGCTAGCATTTCCAAAGGCAGTACAAGTAGATGGTCTTAATGATATCTTGCAAAAAGCAAGATTCTTAGTTAAGACTGCTGCCCTACCAGCATCTAACATTGCTCCAATCGAAGTTCCTTTCAGAGGAAGGGTTCTAAAAATCGCTGGAGACAGAACATTTGATACATGGTCAATCACCGTTCTTAATGATACAGACTTCTCTATTCGCTCAGCTTTTGAGAAATGGATGAACTTTATCAACAAGGTATCAGATAACACAGGTTCAACTAACGCAGAAGACTATCAAGCAGATGCTTTTGTCTATCAGTTGGATCGTAGTGGTGAAACACTAAGACAGTATCATTTCTTTGATATTTTCCCAACTCAAGTTGCTCCTATAGAATTATCTTATGATTCTGCAGGGATTCAAGAGTTCACAGTTGAACTACAAGTTCAGTGGTGGGAAGCAGTTAAAGGCACTGGTGCAAACGCTGGTGGAGAAGACATCAACTAAAATAGACTAAATAGTGCTATAATAGTAGGAAAACATTTATACTATGGCAAAACTCTTTGGGTTCTCGATTGACGACAGCCAAAAAACGCCACCTTCTGTAGTATCCCCCGTTCCTCAAACCAACCAGGACGGGGTTGATAATTACATAAGCAGTGGCTTTTATGGTCAGTATGTAGATATTGAAGGCGTATTCAGAACCGAACACGATTTAATTAAACGATATAGAGAGATGGCATTACACCCTGAGTGTGATGGTGCTATTGAAGATGTTGTTAATGAAGCAATCGTTAGTGATCTGTACGATTCACCTGTAGAGATTGAACTTTCCAACTTAAATGCTAGTGATAAAATAAAGAAAGTAATTAGAGAAGAATTTAAAACATTAAAAGAGATCATAGACTTTGATAGAAAGTCTCATGAAATCTTTAAAAATTGGTATATTGATGGAAGAGTATATTATCTTAAGGTAATTGATACAAAGAGACCTGAAGATGGTATTCAGGATCTCAGATATATCGATCCTATGAAGATGAAGTATGTTCGTCAGGAGAAGAAGAAGAGTAAAGGAAAAGAAATCCTTGATATGAATAAGGGTTCTACAAGTAATGCTAAGTACGTAGAACCAGAAATAGAAGAGTATTTCTTATATACACCAAAACCAAATTATCCATCCGGGATGATTACTGGTGCTGGTAAGAATGCAGTGAAGATTGCTAAAGATTCTATTGTTTATTGTAGTTCTGGATTAGTTGATAGAAATAAAGGAACTGTCCTTTCATATCTTCATAAAGCAATTAAAGCACTTAATCAGTTAAGAATGATTGAGGATAGTCTTGTTATCTACAGATTATCAAGAGCACCAGAACGTAGAATTTTCTATATTGATGTTGGTAATTTACCAAAAGTTAAGGCAGAACAATACCTTAAAGAGGTAATGAGTCGTTATCGTAATAAGTTAGTTTATGATGCATCCACTGGTGAAGTTAGGGATGACAGGAAATTTATGTCCATGATGGAAGATTTCTGGTTACCTAGAAGAGAAGGTGGTAGAGGAACTGAAATCACAACACTTCCAGGTGGACAAAACCTTGGAGAACTTGCTGATATTGAGTACTTCCAGAAGAAACTTTATAGGGCATTAGGTGTTCCTGAATCAAGAATCGCTAATGATGGTGGTTTTAATTTGGGTAGATCATCAGAAATTCTAAGAGATGAATTAAAATTCACTAAATTTGTAGGTCGTTTGAGAAAGAGATTTGCAAATCTGTTTAGTGATATGCTTAAAACTCAGTTAATTCTTAAAAATATAATTGCTACTGAGGATTGGGATAAGATTAATGATCATATTCAATATGACTTTGTGTATGATAATCAATTCTCCGAACTTAAAGAATCAGAATTAATGGATGGTAGATTAGCAACTCTTGCTTCTATTGAACCATATATTGGAAAATACTATTCTGCAGATTATATAAGAAGAAAGATTCTACGTCAGACTGACACTGAAATCAAGGAGATTGATGAGCAGATTGAACAGGAAATTGCTGATGGCATTATCCCAGATCCTGCAATGATCGATCCAATTACTGGAGAACCATTACCACCAGAAGGTGAGATGGGAATGGGTGAAATACCATTAGAACCAGATCTATCTGCAGAGACTGCAGCAGTTGAAAAAGACATTAAAAAAGCGCAGATATAAATAACGGTATACAACTATATTAATTTTTTTTATGGAAGATCTTATCGACTTGATTGTCACCGATGCATCTGCTTCAGATGTTAGTGATAAAATTAAAGATGTTTTGTACACCAAATCAGCAAATAGAGTTGATACTTTTAAACCAGAAGTTGCAACTTCAATGTTTGATGTTGGTGAAACAGAACCTGAAGTAGAAACAGAGGTAGAACCAGAGGAAACAACTGATGGCGAATAGAACTTTAGCAAAAGGTGCGGAGGCAGCTTGTCCAACAACGACAGGGGCAGCTTCTACTTTTGGTAATGCGACTGTAGTTCGACTTGTTAATAACAGTGGCACCGCT